TACGATGAACAATTTACAGGCTTCCTTGACTTTAACGGATTGCTTTTTTATCAAACGCTTTATGAAATGTATCCCGAGAGTAAATTTATCTATACTTGGAGAGCAAAACTTCCTTGGTTCAAAAGTAACTTAAGATTAAATCAAAACAGATGGAGAAACGGAGAACCTGTATATACTAATGCGGGACCCAATCGGGTCTCGATGATAAACACCAATATCGGCCAAGACATGCCTGTAAAAGAACTTGCACTAAAAATGAAAGATATGCAGGGTTATTGGATACAAAATCAAGAGATACCCAAGTTTTTCAAAGACGATCCGAGATTTTTAGAAATGAGAATTTGTGATGGAAATAATGACGGTTGGGAGAAACTTTGCAGCTTCTTAGGAAAGGATATTCCCGATGTTGATTTTCCAAATCTTAAATCAAACAATCTTATATTTCCCCTATGATAACAAATGACAGCAATTTACAAAGGATAATAAATGAAAAATATAGATTTGACTAGGATCAGAATTACCGGAGTATTAGCAGGATGAAACTTCAAGAATTCACCAGCGGTTTTCGACTAAGCGAGTTAACACCTCCTATGCCTGGCGCAGCAGCCCCAGGCGCTAAACCGTCTCCGTTGGGAACATTTGCGGCTGGAGCCGCAGGATCAAAGCCTCCAGCCGCCGGTCAGCCACCAGCCCCTGCAATGGATCCGCAGGCAATGGCCAAACAGCAGGCCGCCCAGGTTAAACAGATGGCTGACCGAAAGAAAGCCATTCAAGAGCAGATCAAAGAAATGCAAAAGCAGATTCAAGAACTGCAAAAAGAATTAGGTACACTAAAATGAGATTTTTTGAATTTGGCGGAAACTCTGGTATAGAGATTGATCGATTCGTTATGGTTCTCCGCAACTATATTGGTCGAGCTGCCAGTCAAAAAGCTCCTTCGAAATTAAATTGGAATGGTCTAAATAAAGTGCTAGCCACAAGTGGATTTGAGTTAACCGCAGACTACGAAACATTTAAAGCAATGTACGATTCTAGCCCGGCACTACAGGCAATGGTTTCAAATTTCAACGATGAGGGTGTTGAATTAAAAGTTCCGGGTGCTGGCAGCGAAGCAGAAAAACCCAATGGTACCCAAGACAGTCAGGCAGAAGTAGATAAAATTGCAGCCAGTGCTGCCCCACAACAATTAGCGACCCAGGCTTGACATTGTTTTACAAGTAGTGTAATATATACACTATGACTGATACATTACAACTCACACCACCTCCATTTGTTGAACGCTTCCAATACAAAGGCTGTGTTCAAATCAACGATCCTATCACACGCAAACGAGTTTATCAAACTCCAGACGGTGAAACACTGCCTTCGGTAACTACTATATTGAGTGCTACCAAAGACATGACTCATTTGAACGAATGGAAGAAACGAGTGGGTGTTGAAAAAGCACAACAGATTACCACAGAAGCTGCTGGGGTAGGCACAGCCATGCACGCTAACCTAGAACGTTTTATTGCTGGCATACAACGACAGCCCGGCAATAACCCTGTACACGTACAGGCTAACAAAATGGCCGATGTTATTATCAGCAACGGATTATCAAAAGTATCTGAAGTATGGGCCATGGAACAGAGTTTGTACTTTCCTGGACTGTTTTCGGGTACTACCGACCTAGTGGGTGTACACGAAGGTGAGCCTGCTGTAATGGATTACAAGCAGACCAACAAACCAAAGAAGGCAGAGTGGGTAGAAGATTACTACTTACAGTTAATGGCCTATATACTAGCACATAATGAAGTCTATGGCACAGACATCAAAAAAGGTGTTATTTTTATGTGCAGTCGTGCTTTTGAATATCAGCAGTTTACACTAGAGCCTGCAGACTTCAACAAGTGGCAGGATGCTTGGCTCACAAAGGTAGAGGAATACTACAGCCTAGGAAGATAAATATTCCATAACGGGAATTTATCACTATGGCTGTCGTACAGATATCAAAAATTCAGGTCAGAAGAGGCCAAAAAAATTCAGGAATAGGTGTTCCACAACTAAGCTCTGCTGAATTTGCATGGGCTGTTGATAGTCAGGAATTATATATAGGCAACGGCAGTGTAGCTGAAGGTGCCCCAGCAGTGGGTAATACCAAGATCCTTACAGAACACGATAATATTTTAGAATTGGCCGCCAGCTATAGATTCGCTGCCGATGACAATTCCATTACTCTTAGTATTCCTCGTGGATTGCAGTCTAAAATAGATGAGATACAGGTCAGTGTAGTAGATTTTGGTGCAGTGCCCGACGGATCAACTGACAGCACCCTAGCATTTACCACTGCTATTAATGAATTGTTTAAAAACTCCAACGACAAATTTAAGAAAATATTGGCGGTGCCAAATGGTGTGTATCTTTTTCTTGATGATCTAATTATACCCAGCAATGTGTTGATCAAAGGAGAGAATTCACAAGAAACTGTTCTAGAAATTGGAGATAACAATATTATTTTCCAAGATATTTCTGGTAGACCGCAAGGCATTGTGATAGAAAATTTAACCATTAATCACAATGCCGGTCAAACAGTGATAACCGGTTCACAAGAATGTAAATTCAAAGGAGTGAAATGGCGGTCTGGATATGTGTTAGGTGATGTTGTATTCATTCCAGAGAATGCCAGTTGCTTGTATAACATACCCACAATGAGTATAGGTGGTAATATCATAGTATCAGGCAGCGGAGTGAGCGTAACTATAAACACAAGTTTTACCAGTACCTTTGCCAACACTCTAGGCATAGCAGTAGGCACACTCAATGCTAATGCTACATTTAATGCAAATTTTGATGCCGTTGTAGCAGGCGGCAGTATTAAAATAAGTTCTAAGTCAGATGCAACATTGGCCGCTACTGTGCAATCTAATTTTACAGTGACCTGCTTGCCTTCCAGCAGCGGAAGCACCAGCACTATCATACCAGAGCTGGTAGAATTCACAGATGGTTCCGCTAACGTGAATGCATCAGTATTCTGGGAAAATACCTTGTTCGGTACCAGAGTCAACAAGCTGGTGTTTGAAGACTGCAACTGGTATTCAACACCATTAGCAGTGGAATGTCAACAGACCGTAGCGTTTGATTCAGTGGTGAATTTTGAACACTGTGAATTTTTTGTTTGTGACACAGGAATATACATCGGAGGTGTTATTGGACAGGGTAACCTGTGGCACATCGACGACTGCCATTTTGAAGAAGTGGCCAATCAGGCATTCATTAGTACTCAAGGAAGGGGAACACAGTTTCAAAGATCTAGATTTGTCAACTGTGGCAACAACACCAACAGTGCGTCTGCTCCGTATACCAGCATAGTATCATTTGGTGAATCCTTTGGCAACACATTGGTAAACTGTTCTAGCAATCGACATCAAGAATCTGGAATCGTCAGTGTGGTCACTGCAGATACTAGAGTGGAATTTGAAAATGCCAGTTTTGCCAGCCTAGTGGATAGGAACTACAGTGAGATATATCTCAGTGATGCACCAAGACCACTGGCTGTGTTTAGTGCATACAACAACTACATTTATATTGATTACACTTTGAGATTAGGCCAGCACGTAAGGACTGGACAAATTGTCATAGTGATCAACACACTTAACACTGATATAGAAATTTCAGATATATATACCTATTCGGGAGGAGGAATTGTTATGACAGGATTCGAATTTTTCGCAGAACTAAAAAACAACAGCAACTATGATGATTCAGCCGGACCGAATAATGACACGCTACTTCTTAAATATCAAAATCCATTAATTTCTGGTTCTACTGGTTCGATCGAATACAGCATTACCTACGGTGTTTGATCTTTATGACAATGATAGACTGATAAAATGGCGACAGTTTCGTGACAATATAGAAACCAGTTTGACCCCACTAGAAGATGTAGCTCATCTTTGGAGTCGAGCACCATTTGTCAATACCTATCTCAATCCCCATACCCCGGACGAATGGCCGGATCCCTGGCATCTAGTTTTAAATTCTAAACTGGATGAGCTTGCTATTGTCCTAGGAATGCTGTATACTTTGAAGTTAACACAGCGGTTTATGACAAGTCGATTTGAGATACATATGTCTACAATGGAAGCTAGTAAGTACAGCAAATACTTTTTAGTAGTAGATAACCACGTTTTAAACCTGGAATATGGGTGTGTTTTGACAACTGTTGAATTAGACGGAGTTGAAACCAGCATCATTTGGACAAATAGCAGTAACAAATAAATATCAGATTGTAAAGAATAAAGTAGAGAAACACAATGACAATAACGGTGATTAAGCGTAATGGGCAAAGAGAACAGTTAACACTGGAAAAATGGCAGACACAGATTGCAAAAGTATGTAGGGGAATAGCTGATGTCAGTCAAAGCATGATTGAAATCAAAGCCCAACCACATTTTTACGACGGAATCACAACACAAGAAATAGATGGCATCACGCTGAGAGCTATTGTGGATTTGATTGATGTGGAATCAAATCCAGATGTGGGCCATGTCAATTATCAATATGTAGCAGGCAAGCAACGTCTAAGTATGTTGCGTAAGGATGTATATGGCTCCTACGAGCCTCCCCACCTATACGAGATCGTAAAGACCAATGTGGCCACTGGTTTGTACACAGCTGAATTATTGACTTGGTACTCGGAAGATGATTGGAACAAGATGAATGACATGCTTGATCATTCCAAAGACGAAGAATACGGATATGCTGCTATTGAGCAGTTGATTGAAAAATATTTGGTCAAGAACCGTGCCACAAAGGAAACCTATGAAACTCCACAAATTAGATACATGGTCGCGGCCGCTACTGTATTTCACAAAGAAGAACCGAACGCATCGAGAATGCGCTACATCAAAGAATATTACACAGCAGCTAGTGACGGACTATTCACACTTGCAACCCCAGTGCTTGCCGGTCTGGGAACGCCTACAAAACAATTTAGTTCTTGCGTTCTCATTCGCTCGGATGATGATCTGGACAGTATTTTCGCGTCAGGTGAAATGATGGCCAAGTATGCCAGCAAGCGAGCAGGCATTGGTTTAGAGATTGGTCGCTTACGACCACTAGGCAGTCCCATCAGAGGTGGTGAGATTATGCACACAGGTATGATACCTTTCCTGAAAAAATGGTTCGGCGATTTGCGATCATGTTCGCAAGGAGGTATTCGCAATGCAAGTGCTACTGTTTTCTATCCTATTTGGCATCATCAGTTTGATGACCTTATTGTACTTAAGAACAACCAAGGAACAGAAGAAACCCGAGTCCGTCATATGGATTATGGGGTTGTGCTTAGTGCCTTCTTCTGGAGACGATTTAAAAACAAAGAACAAATAACTTTCTTTGATCCAAATGAAGTACCAGACTTATACGAAGCGTTTTATCAAAATACAGAACGTTTTGAAGAGCTGTATGTCAGGTACGAAAAACGTAAAGATCTACGTACCAAGACAATGAGCGCCGAGGAAGTTTTCAAGAGTGGTATACTGAAAGAACGCACAGACACAGGTCGAATATATCTTGTATTCATTGATAATGTAATGAACCAAGGACCATTTGATCCCGAGTATCATACGATTTATCAAAGTAACTTGTGTTGTGAGATCCTATTACCCACCCGTTCATTTAAGAGATTAGACGACGAGGATGGACGCATAGCGTTATGTACACTGGGATCTATCAACTGGGGAGCGTTCCGGAACCCAGAGGATATGCGTAGAGCCTGCAGGATTCTACAGCGTAGCCTGTGTAACATTCTTGACTATCAAGACTTCTTGTCAATACAGAGTAAATTAAGTAATGACGAGATACAGCCATTGGGCATTGGTATTACCAATCTAGCCTACTGGCACGCCAAGCGTAGCTTAAAGTATGGTGAGAAGGATGCACTGACAGAAGTCAAGACCTGGATGGAACATCAAGCCTATTATCTCACAGAAGCCACAGTGGAACTAGCCAAGGAGAGAGGTCCTTGTACTGAGAGTGCCAAAACACGATACGGTCAAGGAGTATTCCCCTGGGAACTACGAGCCAAAGGTGTGAATGAACTAGCAGACTTTACCCCAGAACTTGACTGGGAAACACTACGTACAAATATGAAAGAACATGGTGTTCGCAACGCTACACTAATGGCTGTAGCGCCTGTTGAATCTAGCTCGGTGGTAATTAATTCAACCAACGGCATCGAAATGCCGATGAGTTTGATCAGCACTAAAGAATCAAAGGCAGGTAGTTTCACACAGGTAGTGCCAGAGTACAACAGATTGAAGAATAAATATCAAATGATGTGGGAACAAAAAGACTGTGACGGTTATTTAAAAACTGCGGCAGTCATTGCTGCCTATGTTGATCAAAGTATTTCAACTAATACTTTTTATAATCCTGCACATTTTCCAGAACGTAAAGTACCTACAACATTAATTGCTAAAAATTTAATGCAGGCTCATGTCTGGGGATTAAAAACTTTTTATTATAGTTTAATTAACAAGGCTGGAAGTAAAATGCAAGAAGATCAATTAGTAGTACAAGTAAACGGACACGGAAATTCTGTAAATGGATATGAAATAGAAGAGGACTGCGAGGCCTGTAAATTATGACAACACACAATATCGGACAACAAATAGAAACGATTAAAGAAACTTTGGAAACAATAAATTCTTTAATGGCAGAATTGCATACCAACAATGTTGAGATTAGAATAGCATACAAAGAACCCAATAATGGAGAACCTCCAAAATTAGATCTTTGGAAAGCTATTGCTCACGTGGATTATTTAAAATGAGCAAACAACAATACAATTTAAAAACAAAAACAGATTATTTGAATCGCAAGATGTTTCTAGACCCAGCCGGTCCTGTTACTATCCAACGATTTGAAGAAGTCAAGTACAAAAAGATTGCAGATTTTGAAGCCACTGCTCGTGGTTTCTTTTGGCAACCTGAAGAGATCAGTCTTACTAAAGACTCAAACGATTTCAAAGATGCCAGCGATGCAGTCAAGCACATCTTTACCAGCAACCTACTGCGCCAAACAGCGTTGGATTCATTACAAGGTCGCGGACCAAGTCAAATCTTTATGCCAGTGATAAGTTTGCCAGAACTAGAAGCATTAGTCTATAACTGGACATTCTTTGAAACCAACATCCACTCAAAGAGCTACAGTCACATCATTCGCAACATCTACAATGTGCCTAAGGATGTGTTCAACACAATTCATGACACTAAAGAAATTGTTGAAATGGCTTCAAGTGTGGGCAATTACTATGAAGCACTACACGTTATTAACTGCCGTAAACAACTAGGTGAAGCAGTAACAGAAAAAGAACATATCCGAGCAATCTATATGGCATTACACGCAAGTTATGCTCTTGAGGCATTTCGCTTTATGGTATCATTTGCTACCAGCCTGGCCATGGTAGAGAATAAAATCTTTATTGGTAATGGTAACATTATCAGTTTGATTCTACAAGACGAATTACTACACAAAGGCTGGACTGCTTACTTAATCAATCAAGTAGTTAAAGAAGATAGTCGTTTTGCCGAAGTTAAAACAGAATGTGAAGCAGAAGTATATGCATTGTACATGGATGTGATCCGTGAAGAAAAAGATTGGGCTACCTACCTGTTTAAGATGGGACCAGTTATCGGACTTAACGCAAACATTCTGCGTGACTTTGTGGATTATACCGCAGTAGATGCACTCAAGCAAATTGGTATCAAGTATCAAGCTAGTGCTCCTAGATCAACCCCAATTCCTTGGTTTAACAAACACACTGATACCAGCAAGAAACAAACAGCACTACAAGAAAGTGAAAGCACCAATTACGTTATTGGTGTTATGGGAGAAAACCTAGATTACGATGAGCTACCAGCCATCTAGGAATATATATGTACAAGGTACAATTTAAAAGTAAAAGTCCTTTTGAATCTTGGAATTCGCTAGGCGGCGGCGGAACAGAGGCACAGGCCATATCTATGGCACTGGCCAAAAAAGCCAAAGGTGCTATACTGGTTAGAGTGCTTGATAAACAAGGCAGAGTTATATATTCAAGTTAAGGAAATGAAATGAAAGCTGTAGTATGGAGTAAGTATCATTGCCCTTATTGCGATCAAGCAAAGGCATTGTTAAAACAACGAGGTATTGAGTTCGAAGAAAAGAAAATTGGGGACGGATACACTCGAGAAGAACTATTGGAAGCTGTTCCAACAGCACGAACAGTTCCGCAGATTTTTATCGGCGAAGAACTGATTGGTGGATTTACAGAATTAAAACAACATCTAGAAAAGGTATAAAATGTTAATTAATAAAGGCGTAAGCGCAGGCGAAGTGATCACACTTAAACTAACCAGCGGCGAGGAAATTGTTGCCAAGTTAGTAGAAGACGGGGCAACTTATTACAAACTCAAAAACCCACAAGTTATTGGAATGGGACCAAAAGGTCCAGGGCTAATGCCCTACCTGTTTACAGTTAATCCGGATACTGAAATCAAGTTACAAAAATCAACTGTTACCGTAGCTGAGGCAACAGATGCACAGTTTGCCAAACAGTTTCTCGAATCAACTACCGGCATTGCGCTGGCCTGAGATTATGCATAAGTTTGTAATAAAACGCAACGGTGTTTTAGAAACTTACACAAATTACGAAGATATCCCAGACGACTTTGATCATGTAATTGAGTTTGTTCCAGAAATCCCAGATGGCCCTCACTCAGATGAAGAGCATGACGAATTGGCAAAATGGAATGACCGATTGCAAGAATTAATAAGGAAAGAATATGCCCGCAGTAACAAGAATAGGTGATGCAGACGTAGCACATTGTAGTGGAATGACCAGAGCCGTTGGTTCTGGCAACGTGTTTGTCAATAATATTGCTGTTAGTCGACAAAGTGATGTGAATACTGGGCACCTACTTCCAGGCAGTCCTTGCCCAAGCCATTCCGCACCAATTACTACTGGATCCACTAGTGTTTTTATAAACAATTTAGGTTGTGGAAGAGTGGGAGATGCTGTTACTGGTTGCACCAGTGTTGCTGCCGGTTCACCGAATGTATTTGCCAATTCTTAAATAATATGATTAAATTAAAAAAAGCGTTCTTTTTCGTGCTAGGTTGTATTTGCCTAGTAATGGCGTACATAGGAGTTATAACTCCGGGTATTCCTTATAGTCCGTTTGTAGTTGCAAGTGCTTTTTGTTTTGCAAGAAGTTCAGAGCGCATGCATAACTGGATTATGAATCACAAACTGTTTGGACCGTTCTTACGTAACTGGAGCGAGAAACGTGTGTTCCCACAAAAAATGAAATACCTTATGCTTGGTATGATGAGTCTAAGTCTAACATTGATGTATCTGGGAACAGTGCCGTTACGTGGTGTTATCTATACAGGTATCTTTATGGCTCTTGTGGCGGTATGGGCTTGGAGATATCCCAGCACACCAGAAGAATATGACAGAAGAAAAGCTGCCGGAGAAAAAATAGCATGGCTAAAATAACTCTTGACGAACTTGTAGACATTGCCTTTGCTCACGAAGAAGGAGATCCTTTTGACTGGGGTGTATTTTCCAAAGGACAAGAACAGACCATGCGAATGATCGGATCCAGTATTCTAGAACAGTTTGACAAAGAAACAGTTACAGATGCTGATAGATTGATCCTGCTGGCCACCATTACCAAACTGGTCACTGAGAACATGATTTTGCACACCAAACTGATGAAACAAAATGAAATGTGAACAAGGCGATCTTGCCAAAATTATCATGAGCATACGGCCTACAAACATAGGTAAAACTGTGTTGGTAGACGAGTATGTGGGACATTTTACGCAAGGTGAGGAATTTCAGTTTAAAGGAATTTTGTGTAAGGCTGCTATCACAGATCACTTTTGGTGGATATCCACAGAATTTGGATTGAGTAATATGTACGGAGACACTCCAAAGGCATATATTCCAGATTCTTGGTTAGAGCCTATTCGTCCAATGAAAGAAGTCCAAAAGCAACAAGAAGATATTGACTTAACTGTTAAAATGTAGTTAAATATAAGTTATTGCTGTATGAAGCAAAGAGAAAAGTGTTCTGGACGGGGGTGCGAATCCCCCCAGGTCCACCATAAGAGTATAATGTATTTTTATGATGGGCTTGATCTAGATTCGACAGGGCAACAAGTAAATTAGTGGACAGCTCGGGAAAGCAGAACCCGTAGGATTGGGGTAACCCGGTCGTAGAAGCAAAAAAAGTAACCGCAAACGACTCACGTTTCGCATTAGCTGCCTAAACTCAGCTTAGGGTAGGAAATACCTCGTAACAGAAACTACCAAACCCGCTTCGGCGGGTTTCTTTATTAAAAAAATCTATTAGCTTCATAAAAATATTTTAGTTAAAATTAATGGAAAGCCATTGACTTATGGGATATATAATAGTACAATATAACATCAGTACAAACACTGAGTTATTAGTTTTTATCACACACAAGGAGAAGATATGAAAACAGTTGGCGACAAATTAACAGCATTTGCAGTCACAGGTGTCAAGCCTGGACAGCCAGAAGATGCGTTTTATACAATTACAGAAAAGTCATTTGAAGGCAAGTGGAAAGTAATCGTTTACTATCCTAAAGACTTCACATTCGTTTGTCCTACAGAAATTGTAGCCTACGACAAGTTAGCACAAGACTTTGCTGATCGTGATGCAGTATTGCTAACAGGATCAACAGACAACGAATTCTGTAAAGTAGCATGGCAAAAGAGCCACGACGACCTGCGTAAGATCACGCACCACCAGTTTGCTGATACTGCTCGTCACCAAAGTGGCGAAGAACGTGGCAGTGTAAGCCTAATCGAACAGTTGGGCGTATTCTATGCTCCAGCAGGTGCCGCACTTCGCGCTACATTCATCATTGACCCGAACAATGAAATTCAACACGTTACTGTCAACAACTTGAACGTGGGTCGTAGCCCAGAAGAAACACTTCGTGTGTTGGATGCGCTACAAACTGGCGAACTTTGTGCTTGCAATCGCACAGTGGGCGGCGACACACTTTGACCTCCGGGAGTTTTTATGTTTAGTGTGCTTAAATTCTTTTGGTTGGTGAGTCGTTCTTCATGGAACATCATGAATCCCAATTTAAATCCTCTACGCCATGCACCCGTGTATGTCAAATACTTTCTCAGCATCTTGCTGGGATGTTTTTGGAGTCTAGCATTTGGACTCTACGTTGGTGAACTACTGACGATTGGCTACAACATGATTGGACACATTGCTATTATCAGCATGGTGTTTGCTACCTGGGCTGTGTTTCGTTCGGTGGAGAATGTATACGGTCCACGAACTGGCACTGTGCAGTGGTTGCGAGCACCTGACCATTCCAGCCGTTGTGATGAACTCACAGACCAGCAACGTCTGGCCAAGGCAAAAGAATGGAACAATCGTGATATTTGGAATGATCCAACTATGTCAAAAGAGCAACAGGAAAATAAACAATATCATTATTTTGGATCGTAAACTTATGACCGTTGATGAAATTATTTTTGCTATTATCATGATAACTGTAGTGGGAATAGTACTATGGGACATGTATAAGGACAAAGAAAATGAACCTGGAGAATAAAGAACCCGAAGTAGAACAATGGTTAGAAGATGTGACCAAACATGCTCACATTGTAATTCCCATTGCAGGTGCAGTATTAATTTTTATGTTGGCTTTTATTGCCATCACTGTAGCTTAATATATAAAGGATAACGATGTTAAGAGATAGAAGAGTATTATTAGAACACGATCTTAAAATTGCGCATGAACAAGCCGCAAAGATGTACTTAGATATTGTAGTTGCCAATGGTGATGTACACAGTGAAGAATATCAACAGATGCGAGATCGAATTTCCAAATTGGAGTTTGATCTTAATATTGTGAATCAATTAATTCACAAAGGTCATTCATAATGTTAGAAACAATTTGCGACACCTTGGTCGAAGCATATAGACGCAACTGGATTACCAGTCGTGATGGCAATGTTTCAATTCGTCATCACGACCGTGATCACTTTTATATCACACCCAGTGGTGTCCGTAAACAAACTCTGCAACCTGATCAGTTCAAGAAGATTGGTATTTCTCCTAGCAAAATGCTTTGGGGAGACTTACCGTATACTGATATCAGTGCCAATCTAAAGCCTAGTGGGGAACTGCCTTTGCATTTCGGACTACAGAAAATGATGGGTCAGCACCACAATGAAGTAAGAGTAGTAGTTCACTTACATCCAACTTATTGTATTGCCGCAATGCATGCCGGTGTCGATTTAAGCACTGTGAGTGCAGCCTTTCCAGAACTCAATCGTTATACCAAGGTAGCACCCAACGTAGGAGATGTGCCGCCTATCAGCCAAGAACTTGCCGATTGTTGTCACGAAAACTTACAGTTAGATGATCTTGGTAACATCGAGTATGACATTGTAGGAATCAAAGGGCACGGAGTAGTTGCCATTGACACAACACCGTGGCGTGCATTTGAACACATCGAACGACTGGAACATATCTGTCAAATCGTATTAGCATCAGGAAAATATTAAATGTTAGAATGTTTGGTTCTAGGTGACAGCCTAGCAGTAGGAGTTGGACAAGTTCGTACCGAATGTGTTACTTACGCTAAGAGTGGTATTAACAGTTATGATTATTTTAATCGTCATATATTATATACCAAAGGCAATACCACAGCTAAGACTGTGATCATCAGTCTAGGATCAAACGATACAGCAAAGATAAACACTCTAGAAGAGCTAGTTGGTCTAAGACAACTAGTTGATGCTGATCGTGTTTATTGGATTGTACCTAATATAAAAGAAGATAAGAGACGGGCAGTTCTTGCAGTGGCAGACAAGTACAAGGACTTTGTAATAGATGCTAGACAGCACGACACTAGCCCGGATCGAATACATCCTACCTACAAGGGTTATAAAACAATAGCGGAGAAAACAAAATGAATTTTATTGAATCAGTAAAAGGCGCACTACCAGACTACGCCAAAGACACTAAATTAAATCTGGATGCCGTGTTACTGCGTAGTACATTAGATGCAGATGTTGCCATGGGCTGTGCAGTGGCAGCACTGGCTGCAACAGGCAACGGTAAAATCTTGTCAGTAATACTAGCAGATGCTCCGGTACACGCAGAGTCAGCAATGACAGCCGCAAGCATTATGGCACAAAACAATGTATGGTATCCCTATGTTGAAATGGCAGATGATCCAGCATTGAAAGGATTGCCAGCACAGTTACGTATGAACGCTATTGCAAGTCACGGTGGAACTACCAAGAGTAACTTTGAAGCATTCAGTCTTGCTGCCAGCATTGTGGGCAAGTGTCACTTCTGCGTGAAAGCGCATTATGAAACACTCAAGACAGAAGGTTATACTGTGGAACAACTTCGTGACATTGGTCGTATTGCTAGTGTGATGAATTCAGTTGCCAAAGTTTTGAACAGTTAAGTAGTTGACAATCTTCAAACTTCCTGTTACACTAGTTGTATAGTTTAACAAGTTTGGAGGTTTCTTTTGACAATGCATTTAGAAGGTCCGTGGCTTTCAACCACTGGCAAACGTAAAGGAAAACAAAAGTTTGCATCAGCTGAACACGCTAGAAAGGCTAGAGATTTGGACGAATCTTGGAAAGAATTACAGAAAAAATGGGCTGTAGAGATTGAAGACAAGAAACGTCGGCGTGGTTTAACAGCAGAGTCTTTGAGCAAATCATATTCGCTGAAGATCCCCGAGGGTCGTAATACCACTGCACATATCAAAAGTGTAGATACCGGCGGCAATGCTGTGTTGAAACCTAGTCCAGTCTATACAGGAACCAAAGTCAAAGGCATTGCTACAATGCACAAGAGTAATGCTGTACCTGTATTTTCGGACGAAGAAGCACAAGATATCTCTAAAATGCGTCGATAATCACCAGTTCTATGGTACATTTTAGACTTATGGGGTATATATTAAACGTTTCGCAAAGAAACTAAGATAGTTGACATGAAAGAGATACCATCAAAATCATGTCCGCGGGTCTTGGCCAATGAGAAACCCGTATTTTCGGGATGCCAAGGGTCGCCAAAGGTACCACAAGTTATGAGCTGTGGTGGCTAATGGAGACAACTACACGAAAGTAGGGTTCTGTCAGAGCCTCGTGAAGTTAACTCCCTTTATGTAATGTTGTAGCAATACAACACCAAGTCAAAGGAGGACTTATGGAAAAGTTATTTAAATTTACAGCCTATGTTATGGGCTTGGTTGCTGTGATCTTTTTGATTCAAAATATCACACAGACCAAAATGGAAAAGCTACGTGAGAGTCAGATGTTATCATCGCCTGACATTGTTTCAATTAAGACCAGAGAACGACAACTTGAGTGTCTAGCAATGAATATCTATCGAGAAGCAGGGCACGAAAACTTTGAAGGCAAAGTAGCAGTAGCACAGGTCACAATGAACAGGGCGGCTCATCCTTCGTTCCCAAAAGATGTATGTGCAGTTGTTTTTCAAAAGTCAGTATTTGTAGACAAAGTCATTTGCCAGTTCTCGTGGTATTGCGACACTGCCCATAAAGCTAGACCAGTTAATCCTGCCGCATACAATGAAAGTATGGCTGTGGCCAAAAAAGTATTATTGGAAGGTTTTCGACTTGACGTAATGAAGGAAGCCCTGTACTATCATGCAAACTATGTCAATCCTCGTTGGCCTCTAGAAAAAATCGGATCAATCGGTAATCATATCTTTTACAAAGGAAAGAAAACAAATGGCTAATCTACATAAATTTAATCCATTACCCCATTTTGAAAATCTTCAAGAATTCAAAACTTGGGCTACGGCCAAGGTCAGTCACATCTCAGCAGAAACATTTGGTTGGCTAGCAGTTATCGTACTACACGCAGCCACTGTTCCTAGTCTGTTTGCTGTAATGAGTGGACTGACTGACAAGATGCCCGCAGTGGATCTTGTACTTTTATGCTGGGGCGGCTTGACTCTGTTGTTTGTCAAGGCCACGGTACAAAAAGACATGCTCAATGTGGTCACTATTGGATTGGGATTTATTGTTCAAGCCGTAATGATGGCTCTGATATTTTTTAAATAAATTTAATATAGTTTTCGACTTTATCAAAGGCCGGTAAATACTAGCTCAATGAAAATAAATCTAAGTGATAAAATTATAGCCTGGTTGGCTCTTCTAAGTGGACTAACTATATCTGCTGTGGCTATTTGGTATAGTGTAGCTGGACTAGTAAGTATCTTTGCGGCCGCGGTTGTGCCTATTATTGTAATGGGAGTAGTACTGGAAGTCAGCAAGCTGATTGCCACGGTTTGGCTTAAAATAAATTGGAATCGAGCACCAGTATTCATCAGAACATATCTATTAATAGCCATTGCCATCCTGATGGTTATTACCTCTATGGGAATCTTTGGATTCTTATCAAAGGCACATAGTGATGCTAGTTTAGTCTCAGGGGATGTACAGGCAAAAATTGCAGTCTACGACGAAAAGATTAAAGTAGCAAAGGATAACATAGATGCTAACCGCAAGCAACTTAAACAGATGGATGAAGCTGTGGACCAAGTTATGGGTCGAAGCACAGATGAAAAAGGTGCCGACAAAGCAGTTGCAATACGCCGCGCACAACAAAAAGAACGTGCTCGCCTTCAATCTGAGATCCAAGCCGAACAGAAAGTTATTACCCAACTTAGTGAAGAACGGGCGCCGATCGCTGCCGAGGTCCGTAAGGTTGAAGCTGAAGTTGGGCCGATAAAATACATTGCTAATTTTATCTATGGCGATAATCCAGATGCCAACATATTAGAAAAAGCAGTTACTTGGGTCATCATTATTATTGTGGTAGTATTTGATCCACTGGCAGTTATCCTGTTGTTGGCAAGTCAATACAGTTTTCAATGGTTCCGAACTGCTCGAGAAGAACAACCTGTAGAAGAAGTTAGTTCACTAAACACTGAGACTGAGACTGAACCTGTTATAAACAATGAGCCACTTCCTGTCACGGAAACAATTGAAGACAGAGAATTGGGTATTTTTGAAAAACACCCTTATCTTTTGAGACCTTGGGTAAGCCAGGTGCCGGAAGAATTTCGAGTTGCTCCACAGGTTTATAAAACTGAGGAACCAGCAGAATCAGAACACGATGATCAAGCTGAATTAGCACAAGCGTCTGAAAGTGAAGCATCCGCAATGACACGTTGGAAAGCTGATCATCCTGACAGCAGTTTGAAACTTCAGAGAAAACTCTTTGAACGCAATGTTATCAAAGAACTCCCGTGGGAATCTTATCTAAAACCGCAACCCGATCACGCAGATGACGCTGCCAGCGAAGCTGCCAAATGGGCCGAAGAACAACGTGTTCTTGCAGACGAATCTAAAAAAAAAGACAGTGACCTGGTTGGAGAAACAAGGAACACAGCAGATCAAGAAAACCAAAGAGATGTAAGTTATGTTCAAAATGCAGAACAGACTGGTTCCACTCTTTGGCAACGTGTGAAAGCAAAAAAAGATGAACAGTAAAGTGATTTTGGTTACCGATCCCGATGATGTAGCCTACGACGGTGTGAGATTGTTGCTGGTTAATCTTACTGCTGATCAGACACAATTATTATCCACCGCACTGTCAAAAATCAATAATTTACCAATAATAATTCTTTATATTTGGGATAACAGTAGTTTAGATTGGTTATTTGATAAAAAACACAAGAGTCACTATATAATCTTTAATGCAGAACACCAAAATGAGTTAATGACTGGTTATATGTCCGCACAACGTAATTCATCTTATTTTGGAATACTAAAAAACCTAGTCAAAGTCAATACAAAGGCTATATATAGTATTGATGACTGCATCAAATTATTAGAAACCGTAATAGGAACTTATGAACAACAATAATACAGTTAGAGCCAATGGTAACACAGTTTACGTCAAAGAGAACGAAAATATTAATCAAGCTCTTAGAAGATTTAAAAAGAAAATAGACGATAGTGGACTTTTGGAAGAACTGCGTCAGCGTGAATTTTATGAAAAGCCAACCACTGAACGCAAACGTAAAGCCGGCGCTGCCAAAGCACGTTGGAATAAAAAACTTAGAGAACAACAACTTCCTAAAAAAATGTTTTAATCTATTGACCATTGGTCAGAAAGGTAGTATAATAGCTGTATGAACACAGATATTATGATAGATTTGGAGACGCTTGACGTACTCCCCACCGCAACCATTCTTACTATTGGAGCAGTTAAATTTGATCCGTTTGGTGATGATGTTAACGAAAACAAATGTGAGAAATTTTATGTCCGTGTTGATGTTGATAGTTGTGATAGGATTGGTGCTACGGTTAGTCAGGCTACCTTAGATTGGTGGTCTAATCAAAGCCAATCCGCTCAGGACGAAGCATTTGATCCTGCAAATAGAATTCCTATCGAAGACGCAATGGCGCAACTTTACAAGTTTTGCTGGGGTGCTAAACGTGTATGGAGTCACGGTGCAGGATTTGACGTTACAATCCTAGAATGGTATTTCCGTAAAATTGGAAAAGCTATTCCTTGGAGTTTCTGGGAAGTTCGCGATACCCGCACCATATTTGACATTGGAATAAATCCCAATCGTCCTCCTGTACTAAAACATCACGCTCTCGAAGATGCTTGGAATCAAGCAGTGGGTGTGCAGAATGTTTATAAAAAATTACGAACTGCTAGTAGTATCAACGGTGAACTTTTTCAACCGTTGGCACATCAAAGATAAATAAAATCGTGAATTGTACCAATAGGGCAATTTACAGAGCATAGTGCTCACAATTTAGATCTTACTTTTAAGGAGATATTATGTCTAAGATCATCGGTATTGACCTCGGCACCACAAATTCTTGCGTGGCTATCGTCGAAAATGGAATTCCCAAAGTTATTGAAAATTCAGAAGGTGCTAGAACTACACCCAGTGTTGTTGCCTACGCCAACAATGAAATTCTAGTTGGCGCCAGCGCAAAGCGTCAGGCAGTAACAAATCCCAAAAACACAATCTATGCTGCCAAGCGTTTGATTGGTCGTAAATTCACTGAGGATGCAGTTCAAAAGGACATCGACTTGATGCCTTATCAAATTATTGAGAACGGTAATGGTGATGCTTGGGTCAAAGCAGGAGAACAACGTCTTGCTCCTCCGCAGATCAGTGCTGAAGTTCTGCGCAAAATGAAAAAAACAGCAGAGGATTATCTAGGACATGAAGTTACACAAGCAGTTATCACAGTTCCTGCATATTTTAATGACAGCCAAAGACAAGCAACTAAGGATGCTGGTCAAATCGCAGGCCTGGAGGTACTCCGTATTATTAATGAGCCTACTGCGGCAGCTCTTAGTTATGGCGTTGATAAAACTGATAAAGCTGACAGGAAAATTGCTGTTTACGATCTTGGTGGTGGTACTTTCGACGTATCAATCATTGAAATTGCAAACGTGGAAGGCGATAAACAAATCGAAGTACTGAGCACCAATGGTGATACATTTCTAGGTGGTGAAGACTTTGATCAACGTATCATGGAATTTCTAGTTGACGAGTTTAAAAAGGACTCGGGCATTGATCTTAAAACTGATGTACTAGCACTACAACGATTGAAAGATGCCGCCGAAAAGGCCAAAATTGAATTGTCCAGTAGTGCTCAGACAGAGGTTAACCTTCCATATGTTACTGCCGATGCAAGCGGCCCTAAACACCTAGTGGTTAAAATTAGTCGTGCTAAACTAGAAAATCTAGTTGCAGATCTAATTGAACGTTCACTGGCACCTTGCCGTACAGCTATGAAAGATGCAGGAGTTACATCCGCTGATATCGACGAAGTTATTCTTGTTGGCGGACAAACACGTATGCCCAAAGTACAAGAAGCTGTTGAACAACTGTTTGGCAAGCCACCACGTAAAGATGTCAACCCAGATGAAGCTGTGGCTGCTGGTGCTGCCATCCAAGGTGCAGTTCTAGGTGGTGATCGCAATGACGTACTGTTACTTGACGTAACTCCATTGAGCTTGGGCATTGAGACCATGGGTGGTATTATGACCAAGCTGGTGCAAAAGAATACAACAATTCCTACCAAAGCCAGTCAAACATTTTCAACCGCAGAAGACAACCAGCCAGCTGTAACTATCAAGGCCTTTCAAGGCGAGCGCGAACTAGTGCAACATAACAAGTTGTTAGGTGAGTTTAATCTAGAAGGTATTGCACCTTCACGTCGAGGTCAACCGCAAATTGAAGTAAGTTTTGACATTGACGCTAACGGTATTATGCACGTTAGCGCCAAGGACAAAAACACCGGCAAAGAAAATAAAATCACTATTAAATCAGATAGTGGTCTGAGCAAAGAAGAAATTGAACGCATGGTTCAAGATGCCGAAGTCAATGCAGATGCAGATAAAAAAGCACGTACACTGATCGAAACACGTAACAGTGCCGAAGCACAGATGCACGAGGTTCGAAAGGATCTAGAAGAATTCCGTTCAGAACTATCTGAAACAGAAATCACTGAGTTAGAAACAGTAATTAAGTCAGTTGAGGAAGCTGCCAAAGGCACCGATCCTGAAAAGATCACTGAAGAACTCAACAAGGTTTATCCGGCAATGAAAACATTGTTGGATAAAAAACAGGCCAAGGAACAGGCAGCTCAGGCGCCTCAACCAGAAGCCAAGATAGATGACAATGTGGTAGACGCAACCTTTACAGAGACAAAGTCTAACTAATTGTTAATAAGGGGTACTTTCGAGGCCCCTATTGTTCTTACTTTACAAGGAGACTATTATGAACAACAATCAACTATCGAAACTAGATACATTGAGCAGAGCACTTGTGGGATTTGACACAATGTTCGACCAAATGGAACGCAGATTTGCTAACCAAGTATCTAACAACTATCCTCCATTTAATATCCTTAAATGGAACGAAGACCAATACGAAATTCAAATTGCAATTACTGGATTTGAGAAAGAAGAAATAAGAGTAGAAGTTGAACGCAATCAATTGAGTGTGTTTGGCGAATCTAAAGAAATGTCTTT